CGTAGTAGCTGTTTCAATCATGCGATCTAATGCTTCTATTTCTTCTGGATCATCGGTCATTAACTTTTGTTGTTGCAACTCGTTTATAGCTTCTTGCAACTCAATCATTTTTTGATCGGTTCCCATGTCTGGAGCAACCGCTTCCATTTGATCTCGCATGGGATTCATTGGAGCCATGCTTGGTGCGGTTCTAGCTCGTTCTTGATAGGCTCTTAATTCTTGATCTTGTGCTCTTTGTGCTATGGTTTCATCAGATTCTTCTATTCTACCCGTTGCAACTATTTCAGGTATTGACGTGTCGTATCTGGTTGCTTCCATTGCGGACATGACTTTCATTAAATTTATATTTTCTTCCGCAGAAGGGTTTGCATTTAAGTTTTCTAACAGTCTTTCACCTTCTTTTTCAGTAAACTGTGCACCAAGTCTGTTTCTTCCAGCTTGAAATATTAATGCAAGTTTTTCTGATTCTGGCAATGACATTAATTTTTGTGCTTCTCTTTCTGAAAACTGACCACCAAGTGTAGTTTGGTTTGACATTAATTTTGCATCTTCCATAAACCTTGCACCTTCTGCTTCGGTCATTTGACTACTACCAACAACATCACCTGTTAGGTTGCTTATTCTTCTTTGTAGTTCTTCGCTCATCGCCATAATCTTACCTTTTTATATCTTAACCGAATCTGTGCTTATTGTAGCACCAACTTCAGCAATGTCATGTGTACCATTGTTCCTTATCCCATCCATAGACAGGACCTGTTATATTTACCGTTACATTTCCGTCAAGAGTTACTGTAACAGCTCCCACAGAAGCCTTTGCTTCTAAACCAAATTGAGGACCTACCGATAGGTTTGCCCAAGCATCACCATCATAAACTTGTAACTCTTCCGATGTGGCGTTCCAAATAACGTCACCAGCAGAAAAAGACAGGGTGTTTTTTTGTAATTCTGTGTACTGAGGTGTGGCATTGGTATCAAAACGATCTAAGTTCAATTCCATTATGCGAACCAAACGATTAAAAGTGTCTATGGAAACCATGTCGCCTTGTGCTATAGGCAGTCTGGTTTCTAGTAATTTGCCCACTATCTTCTACCTGACGGTTGTACTTCTAGGCGTGTTGATCCCAGTCTCCACCTATAATCCTTTCTATCAACTTCATTGTCATCATCAGACTCAAACCTAAGCACCAACTGCCTACTTCTGGTTCTAAGATTAGAATAAGTAGAACTGGTAGTAACCTGTGTGGTTGAGTTAACGGTTAAAGAGTCGCCATTGTAGTCTCTGCTTTTGACGACTATGTTCATGGCTGGTGAAGGCGTGGTGCCTGTTTGTGTAGCAAACAACACGTCTGGTATTACTTTTTTAACAAAAGCAAAGTTTTCACCATCTGCTATGTCTATGTCTGCTGATTCTATAAACACACCATCCATTGCAATGGTATCGTTATTAAAGCCACTTTCATGCGTGTACAGATAGCTTGAAGAAGAACTTGTACCAGAAGCTATTGGTTTGTTTTCTATACCAGCATCCAACCAAGCGTATCTAACCAATGATCCTATAGACCAAGATTGTTCTTCGTAGTTGTATATAACATAGCGTGATATTTCATTAGTGTCATCTTCTAAAGATGGATAGAAAAACCAAACTTCAGAAAACTCACTGTTTATAGCAACGTGGCATTTATAGGCTTGTGATAAATTTAAATCTGAAAAAACATAATCTTGCACCGAACAAGGCAATTTTTGAACTGAACCGTTATACAAATAAAAGGCATTCTTTGACATGAAGTAAACACCGTTAGGTGCATTGGCAGAGGCTTTAGGTCCTATCAGTCCAGCTCCTTCATTAATGAGATTTACAGCAAAGATCAATGGAGGTCCTATAAACGTCATGCTGTACAAACTTGTGTCTGTCCAAACCAACACTTCTTGTCTTGATTTAAGACCGCCTATTATCAAAGAACCACTTGATAGCCTTAAAGAACCAGCTGAGTTAGTGGACAAAGGTTCAAATTCTGTTTCATCTTCTGAATCACTAAAAGCTATAAGCATAGGGTCTAACGTGCCCGTTCTTGCACCAGCTGTAATAGGGTCAGCTCCTAATACTATTAAATGCCTGTCAGTTTCAGATGTGATAACTTGCAATCCAGTGGTAGGCACCAGATTACCTGACAAAACAACAGCTCTTGTGGACAAACCGTTGTCTTCAACCCACCGATAAATACTACCACCTCTTGGGTTTATAATTAAATTCTCACCAAAGTTATCATGTGTCCATAGCCTTAATTGACCATTAGCAGACAAAGCACTGGTAGAGCCAAATGTACCTGCACTCCATGTTCCAGAACCGTAACCAGCTGCTTGCACATAAACATCTAAGCCAGCATTGATTTGATAAACAGCATCAGAACCTGCACCACCGTTGCCACTATCACTGCTATTAGCTGTAACGGTATCACCAGCTGTGTCCACGGCTGTAAAAGTAAATGTGTTTGTCGTGGGTACACCAGTTATTTGATATTCTTGGTTTAAAACCGCTGCGGTTATCAAACCTCCAAGTGATGCAGCACCAGCTAAAGTGACCCAATCTCCTACAACTGCTCCATGGCTTGAGTCTGTGGCTGTAATTAATGATGATCCATCAGTAGCAGCAAACACAATACCATTGGTTGTGGTTGCTCTAATAGGAGTAATGTCGTTGTAACTACCGCCGTTGTCTATGTAATATTTAGAAGTAGTGCCTAATCCTAGATAGCGTGAACCACCAAGAGAAATCCAACTGTGCAAAGCTCTGGCTGTGTCAAAAAAGACGTTTGTACTTCTTTTCTCCCAACCACCAACTTTTTCTACGTTGCCTTTTCTAAAGCGTATTAAATTACCGTCTACCCAACCATTCTCGTTGGAGTAATCGGTTTCTTCCTTGTTTATGCCCGGTTTAAAACTAAATTTTGTGAGTGGCATCTCTTAACTCTACCATTACTAAAATTAATTTAAGCTATTCTTATGATGGCAGCTGTGGCACTCGCTGCTGGAAAAACGACTGTAAAGTCTCCAGCTGTGCTTGTCTTGTCTCCTCCAAAATCAATAGTAGCCAAAGCTTTATTTGAGTTTGTTGAGTTATAAATTAAACAGCCTCTGGCTGTTACTGTAGCTGTACCAAAAGTTAAATCAGCAAAATCTACTATTGCTGTAGTACCTGATGTTGTTGGAGTTACGTTTGTTAAAGCCGCACCAGCAGCAGTATAGTTAGTACCAGTGACTTCATTAGTGGTTGTGTAGGCTGTTGTGCCAGCACCCATCGTTGCTGATGATGTGTATAAAGCTAACTTGATAGAGTCAGCTCCGTTAGTTAAATTGTGACCTTCTACAAGTATTTCTTGTTTGAAACTTGTTGCTATTGCTGATGTTATTGCCATTTGTTAAAGCTCCTTAATTATCTTAGCCATGTCTTCATGACCTTGTTGCCTTAATAAATTCACATAAGTCACGTTTTTAGAATTTATTGCGTTCTTAATACTATGTAAGATTACAGTATAAACTTGGTTTTGAAAAGCTAATGCTTGTTGTTTGACATGCTCTGGTGCATCCATAGAAATTTCACATATTTTTTTTGTGGCTTGTTCTGCCCAAAACTCTGGATCATGACCTTTGTTTTGTGTGGTGTGAACACCAACCTGACCCAGTTGTATAAAGCTGTCAGTCATCCTTTGTATGGCTCTGGTGGCTCTTCGTCTCTGTCTAGTATTAAACCGTGTTCAGACAACTTGTCATCAATGTCTTCGTAAGCTCCTATGATCCATTTGCCTTCGTGTGGCACAGCCACCAATGGTTTATCCAGTCTGTGAAAACCGTACAATCTATCGGTTGCAACTACGTTTGAATCTAACACCGTAGATCGTGAACTTATGCCTACTGTTATGTCTGCATCCATGCACTTACAAATCCAAAACTCAACACAAGCTCTGCCAGCTTCCGCAAAGTGCATATTTTCTTTGTAAGAAAAATCTATACCATACAAATCTATGGCTGCTACTTCATTCCACAAAGCAAACGCTATCGCATAAGCCACTGTATTATTAAGATACGCACAACCAGTGGCGTTACAGACCTCTTCTATGGGGTAAACAACGGCTGTTGGTACTCTTTTATCCAATTCACAAGTGTAAACAGGGTATTTAGCATCTGGAAGTATTCTGGTTAGTGCACTGGTTTGTTTTCCAGCATCATCGCTGTCAAAAAAACGACTGGCTGGGTCTAACATAAACATTCTGTCTGTCTGGTAGACAGCAGCTGCTGAATTGATAGTCCAAACTTCGTCCCAAGTTCTGCCGTTTTCTAAACCTATGGCAAAGTCAACTTGTGATATGCCTAGACCTATGAGAGCAACTCTCTTGCCCTTTAATGATTTTATGGGTTGCACTAAGAAACGCCAGTGCGAAACTGATCGTATCTATATTCATCTCGTGTGCCACGACCTTCTGATAGATTTTTCATTCTTCCTACTGCCTCCTTAAATCTAGCCTCAAATTGACCAATGACATCGGGGGGTTCTTTTAGAAAGATTGCTCCTTCAACCAAGGTACCGTAGAGCAAAGCATCTGGATAATCAGAACTTAACACTGTTGTACCGCTGTCACTACCACTCGTTAACGAGGCTGGTTTATACAAATAATGTAATTCAATAGTATATGCTTCATCAGGAATAGGAGCAAGTTCAAAAGACGTATCGTCAAACAACGAATAATACTTAGGTTGTCCAGTTGTAGTTGAGTTTGGAGAATATTCTTTTATAAAAGAAGCGTGTTTAAAATCTAAATAATCGTAAGCATTGGTTTTTATAACCGCAAGACTAAAAGGTGCATAAAAATCTGTAGGTGTAGCTAAAAATCTATTATCCGCAGTAAGAGTTGCTTGTACGTTCTTTCTTTGGTTTGGAAGTTGAACCATGTTAAGGACACGGTTTTCTGCTTCTCTAATAAAGGTAGGCAACTGTGTAGTAAAAGTAGTTTCAGAAACTTGCAAATAGTCTTGAACCGCTGTCTTTAGTGTTGCTAATGTAAAGCTCATGATGTCGTTATAGTAACAGAACCAACCGAAGAAACAATTT